GTGGTCCCAAGCGGCCTGGTCATCATAGCCACCAATGCGCAGAGCGACGTACATCATGAAGACCATGACGATTGTGTTCATCAACGTGGTCTCTGGTGAGCCGCTCAAACGGTTGTAGTAGCCTGGCATCTTCGTGCCGTTTGCCATGCGAACGACTTGTCCGTACTGCTTGCGGTGCAAGCGCCGGAGCTCGTCGTGATACTGCGAAGCGAACGTGTGCAGCAAAAACGTGATTTCCAGGTAGCGCGTGACCTCACTTTGGCGGCCGTCATACTTGTCGCCGTCGAGTGCTTGCACAAGGTCTGCGTTGCGACAAATTTCAACGACCGCATCGGCGATCTCGATTGGGCTGCATCCCGGACCGTACCACTTGCGGGCGAACCGCCCACCGCGCTCCAGCAATCGCTGAATGGCGTATGTGTAGCGTGAATAGTTCGCCTTCTCGTGTGCCGGGGAGATTGCAATGGGACGCGGGACAGTGTTCAGCTTGCCGTAGTTCTCAGACTTCAGCATGCCGCGCCACGGCTCCTCTTGCGACTGGACAGTGGACCAACCCTGCTCCAGTATCTCGCGCTGGGTGCGCGAGTCCTGGGTTGCCCACACCTCTGCGTGGTCAACGGGGTGCACTCCGGTCGGGAAGTGTGCGACGAAGTCGGCGACGTAGGTCACAAGCTGAGGCGTGAGGTGCTGGTGGGCACGCACAGCCGCCACTCGCGTGTGGTATGTCGCTTTCTCTGTATCCGCGTCCTTGGCAAACGCGAACGCCGCTCCTTCAATGGGAGAGCGGCCGAACTCCTCAATCAGATATTTGTGGTCGTCGCTTTCGAAGCCGAATGCCACGCGGTCCAACGTGGTCGTCACATCTACAGGCGCAAATCCGGCGGTGCGAAAGGCGTTGTAGTATGTGGCAAGCACGATGGCCTCAGCGTCAGTCTCCACGCTGGTGATGGTCTTGACCAGACCGGTGGCAATCATTGCGTTCTGCAAGTGGGATGCTTGTGCATGGGCTGCTGCATCGACATTGGCGGGGATCGTCGCGCTAGCGTAACGGTCACAGAACCCGCGAGATACGCGCATCCCGCCTTTGTCGTGCAACTTGAGGCTGATCATGTGAAGCTGGTGCCCGTCCTTATCCGTGGCTGTCTCGACAACACGCAGGCGCTCCAAAGGCGTGCCCTGCGGTGGTGCGTCATAGAACCCGGCAGCCCACGTGTACGCACCGAGGAGGGCACAAACACAGGCTACGGCCAGGCGCCAGTGGTAAGGTCCAGAACTCCACTTGGCCAATGCAACTATGACCATCCCTGCCACCATCCCGATGAACAGTGCCAACGTGCCTGGGTGCAGCGTGTAGCTTTGTGTCAAGGGGGTCAGGAGCAGCAAGGATTTGGAGTCGGAGATGCGGCGGCGATCAAGCTCAAAGCTAGTGGTGACAACGTGGGCCAAGCGCGTTGCGCAGCTTGTGGTTATCACGTCACCAGCGTAGTTCCACAGACGGTGCCGAAACTTCGCGCCACCCGTGACATGCATCACGATGTGGTCCTCCTTGTCAAAAGTCCAAGCAATTTCCTCACGCTCGTCCGCAGTGCGCGCTGCTGCGTTAACTTCGGTGGCGTAGATGATTGTTGGGACTGGGTTGGTGGCCAAAAACGCTGGTAGAGCAGCCATGTGGCTGTCGGTGTCCACCAGCAGATTTATGCGGTCACGCCCTGACGAGTAGGTGCGATTGTTTGCCTTGTCATCCTTCATCCAGTGCGGCTCGGAAGAACCATTGACTCCGCGCCGTTGAGACGCGAGTGACTGCTGGATGTCGTAAAGTGCATATCCTTGGGTTGACGCGAAGGCGCGTGCGGTGTCCAAGGCGGAGTTGCGGTCGAGTGCGCTGCCCGGGTGGGTATGCGCATCGCCCTTGTCGCGCCCGCTCACAAGCGGGAATGCACGAAACGCATTGCGCAAGTCGTCGGCACGGTCAGGTGCAAGACAACGGTAGCGCAGCGGTGTGACGTTGGCGACGTCTGGGCGGTGGCCCGGCCAAATGAGCCGAACCACCTGATGCCAAATGAATAGAAAAAGGGTAAACATG